ATTACAAAAACACTTGTGTTCTAGAATATATGTGATATAATATAGACGTAAAGAAAAGAGGGCACAAGTAATGAGCGGTAAGAGATTTAAACAAATATCCAATTATTTTTATTCCGTAAAAGATGAATGTATAGTATTGATGTATGCTTGTGATGATGTGGATGATGTTAATCGTGTATTTAATGAATACTTTGTTAAATTATGTGGAGCTTATACAGTTGCTTTTATGTTAACCGATTATGAACATGAAAGATCTAAACTATCAACTGTGTACGATGAGTGTTTGAGTTTAATGCGTTTTAAATGTCTGTTATATATGAATGTATTAATGATGATTTGTTTTAGTAATAAAGTAGGTTGTTAATATGGATGAATTAGAAAGATTTAAACGTATAATTAGTAGTGATACGGTTTCTACTTTGCTAGAAACATATGGGTTGTTATTTCATTATTCATATATTGGATATAATAGGCCAGGCGATTTAAAGAAAATGGAATTAATAGAAATTGAGATTCTAAGCAGAATTGGAGGAAAAAAATAATATGACTAAACAAAAATATAAAGAAGTATTGGAAACACAATACAATGATGTAATTGCAAAGATTAAGGGGTGGCATGAATTACCTAATGTATTACAAGCTTTAAGCGATTATACAGCTATTTGTATTGCTATGTGTGAAAGGATTTATGACGATAAAGAAATAAACTATTCTGATTATATTTATTTGAATGAGCATATTAATAATAATCTTAAAGAAGTATGTAGAATAGTTAGAAGGTAGTGTTATGAGTAATTATAATAGTCTCACTCGTTTAATTAATGAGTTAAATAGAACGCTTGGTATCACTAGTGATACTGAGCGTGAGAATCTAATCCAATCGTATTACAATCAAGGTTTGATTAGTTATAGACAATATTATCTTTTAAGTTTTAGTATTGTTAAACATGAATACATCCACAACTATTTTATTCAAATGTATGGTGAGAATTGGTAGGTGATAACATGAGCAAAGAAATTAAAGTTTATGGACTGTTCTATTTCGTTTGGGATGATATGATTATTTTAAAATCATATGTATGGGATAATGTAATAGAAAAAGCTAATGAGTATTTTATTAAATATGGTAAAGATCATACATATAATTTATATACTGTTAACAGATATGATTATAAAGATTTTATTAAAATAAAGAGTGATAATTAATATCACTCTTTTAATATTTACTAAGTATATAGCTTAATAATCTTTTCGTTTCCTGGTTGTTATAATAAACGCAACCTTCTCTATATGATCTCACTAGTATATTCAAACGTTGGTCTTTACGCCAAAGTTTAGCGATCATCATATTTTCACGATTGTTACTGCCAATAGAATAACAATACCCGTATTCCTTATTAATCTGTTGATTGATATATACATATCCTGTATTCATATCAATCCAAGTGCCATAATAAATATCATCATAGTATAACGTACATAAATAGTCACATACATTTGTTTTCTTCTTAATAAAATCATTTGTATCATAAGCAAAGTTACCAGCGTTATAATCTCCATACGTTGTACCCGATATTAATTTATGAAATTTCGATTTTTCTTTGTTTCCTTTTTTATAATCGCTATGACAAATTTGTACTATAATTTGCTCTACAGAATCATTATCTTTAAAAGTATTAAATTCTTTTTCGGGGTTGGGTGTAATACCAAAATAGCTAAAATATGGATTAACAATGCTAACATTGTTAGCCAATAAATACACATGACCTTCTCTTTGTCGAAAGATAGAGTCGATAATATTTAATAAAATTTCAACTTCATTAGGTATATAGGCATTGAATCCTGCTTTTTCGGGTATAAACTCGTCAACAATAATTGTATCTACATCCACATAACTTGTTGACTTTAAACTCGCAAATGATGTTAAGGATGTTGCATAACCCATTTCACAACCGTTTATGTAAAAGGTGGTAAAATTACTACCACCTGTTATTTTAAATTCATCATCTTTAAAGTTTCCAAATTGATCGTTTAGAAATGTCTTTATTTTTTTAAGGTCTGTTTTGTAACGTCTTAAATAAAGAAATTGCTTTCCTTTTTTCTTATAACGACTAATGCAGTCTTTTTTAAACCCGTAAGTTTTTCCAATTCCACGACCGCCAATGATAAAATTAAGAAATTTATTATATGATTTTATATTCGTCGGATCGTACCAATCTATTGTTTGTGTCATTTGAACACTCCATATGGTGTTGTATTGTAACCTTTTGCGTTTAGCTCGCCGCAAGCCATCCAACGCCGAGAATTATCTGAGCCAATCCAACTAATCCAGCAATATCCCTCGCGCTTAACGAATCCGTCATACTGAACATGCGTACCATTTGTATAATATAACCCTGTATCTTTTCCCTTCAAGGTTGGAGCACGTCTAATTCTGATTGTGCAATTCGGATAAAATACACCAATTTCCCTGTGAAAATCACTAGGAATATAATTTAAAATATTCTCTACAGTCTCATTTAATACCATAGTTTTAGGAATAAATACAGTCGGATACATAGCCGAATAAGGAAGTGTAATAACATTAAAACCTTCATTATTACCGTGTTGATTTGTGCCTAAAAATCTTCCATAAGATCCATCCACGTCACTGTCGAAAATTGCGATATGGCTGTAAGGTGTAACGCCTGGGACAACTTTGAAAACAACGATTGCTCCTGGTTGTAACTGTGTTTTTTCAACACAGTGTGTTAACATTCCATTTGTTTTTCTATTTTCCCAAATATCTTTTACATAGCCACTAGTTGTGCAATTTGCGCCTTTAAACCCATTGTATTGACAATAGTCCATATAGCCATCCCAACATTGACAACCATAATAACCATCTTTATCAACTCTTTTACCCATCATTTTTTGACGGTAATTATAGTATTTATTTGTATCAATATTCATTTTCTTTACCTCCTAAAAAATATTGAAAAATAACCCATATTCTTGTAGCTCAGTGTATAGTTCACTTTCGATTGTAATAACCGCACGCCTTGAGCCTTGCAATACTTCCGCTAATGTTTGAATACCGATATTACCTTTACGCTTGAAACTATACTCTTCATGCCCTGTTGAATCGTTCGCGCTATTAGGTTTAGATATAGTTTTAGCAATGTTGTTAACATAGTCATTTGTTTCAATATCAATTCGTCCTTCGGGGGTTACAGAGTTTAAAGCTATACTTGTATCTTCTCCGCTGGCTTGTGTTTTTCCCGTGCTATCACGTGTATATGTTTCTGTATAGTTCGTGTTTGCGGTTGGGTCGTCTTGGTCTTGAAATGGAATAGTTTTAAACAAAGTATAATACCTGTCCATATTGATTTCAAACCAATGTTGTAGCTCAAATTTCCAATACGCATATGTTTCTTGTCCGATTTCATCAAACCAAAAGTGCTTTAAAATTCCCGTTTCTAACGCTTTACGTTTTTCAAGATCATCATAAAACTTATAATTAAAATCAAAAATCTTTTTTCGTGCGATCTCTAAAACTTCCATGTCGCTTAATTCATATTGACTATCTAATAATTCAGTAAACGCCAGGTTATGACATACACCATAAATTGTTTCGGTATTTTCAGCAAGTACAGGACTTTGTAAAGTCAATAAATAGTTATGTACTTTTAATTTATTCATCATTGTTATCACCTTCTTTAACATCCAAGTTTTTATTAATGTTAAAATCTTTAATACTTGTGTTCGAATCTAATTCAATTAGTTTCATGATTTCCTCGTAATCTTCGTAAGGTGCAAATTCAACACTTGCATTTAACCCGAATTTTATATTTAATTCTTCAATAGCCTTTTTACGCTCGCTCAACCAAATATTTCTAGACGCAATAACCTGTTGGTTGTTTGCGTTGACTTCATCCGAAACTAATCTTTCTTTCTTATCCATATTCGCGTTTTCAATACCTAAAAATGTCATACACTCTCTTAAAATCGCTTGTTTCATGCCGTGTAATTCGTCGGCAATAAAAGGTGCGTTCGTCTGTAGTACATTAATTTCTTCCGTTCTGAATCCTTTTGAGGTAAAGATCGTTTGTACGCCTTGTAGAATTTTTTTCATGAACACTTTGAATTGTTGTAACATTCGTCTATCACCTGTAATGATATACGGCGTCCATTGCATAGTTAAGTTCTGATCCATAGTGCGACTTGTTAAAGCTAATTTTTTAGCATAAAAATTTAAATATGGGAATAATCCAACGTATAAAGGACTGTTTTTCATAACTACACATTCATTACTATTTAACGTTTTTCTAATAAGTGGACTTGTTGAAACCGTATAATATTCGGTTGGCATTTGATAGTGGTTTAATTTACCCCCTAATGTGATTTCACTACAGATTAATCCGAGTCTTTCATCTTCATAAAAACCAATGTAACCACGCGTTTGTAAAATATACTCTAAATAGAATGTATTAATAGATTCAGGAAGGTCTTTATACTTAAACATATTTAAACTTAACATTTGCAAATACGTGTAATAAATAAAATCCGCTTCATTGTTATTCATTGTTGCAATGTCAACCGCGTTTCGACAATAATCAGTAAACGTACTAGTGTCATTTAATAAATCCATCTTAATCATCTCCTTTATTTATATATTAGAATAAAAAAAGTTGAATCGTCAACCTTTTCTATTAATGCACTTTCTTTTCTTTATAATTTCCATATTTATCAACCTTATCCGCTGTATATCGTTCTCCATTATAATACTCATAATTTCCAACATCTTTTGTGTGCCATAGAGTAATTCCATTATCAAATGCACGTTTGATTTTTTCTAAATCGCTCGGGTCGATATTTTCACCCTTAATGTTACATTTCACAGTCTGTATATAGTTCCAATTTTGTCGTGTATGCAAGTTCGGGTAGTCTATTGTATTTGTTGCATATCCTCGCATGTCCCATATTTTATTAATTTTATCCTGGTATTCTTGTGTTGGTTTATATGCATATAAAACTAATGTGTTTAAATCTAGTGCTGTTTGTCTTAACACGTCATTTGATCCTGTTACAATACTGTCAGCGGTAGCTTGTGCGTCATGAATTCGAGCGTTATAACTATCCATAGCATTCTGAATGTTGGTTTGATTTTGATAACGTGTTGTTAACTCTCTTAATTGATTGCTGATTGCGGTTGATTGTGTACTAGCACTTGCTTGTGCATTTGCATTTGCAAGAGCATTTGCGTTTTGTAAATTGGTTTGTTTTGTATTGATTTGGTTTTGCATGGCGGTTTGTCCAATACCTAAACCAGCTCCGACTAGACTACCTACCGCACCGCCTATATTACCAGTTAGTGCGCTTGCTATACCACTACTTAATCCACCGATTGCACTAAAACTAGCGTTTATCATGTTTGATTTGTTCTGTAAATCATTCAAATTACTAGCTAAATTTGTGTTTCTAGATGTTACACTTAAATTTAAATTATTTTGTAAACTTGTTTGAGCGCTTAACGCATTACCTGTAGCGCTTGCTATCGCTGAATTTGTTTCATTCGTACGTCGAACATTTGATAAACCTACATTTATTGAGTTTCTAGAGGATTGCATTAAAAGCGCAGTCTGATCGCTTATAATTGGCAGACTACATTCATATTGTGACTCAAAAGAGTTATCAAGGTTCATAAGTACGTCGTTTGTTGTTTTGGTGGTTTTCTTTAATTTATAATTGACTGGTACAATATTTAATTTTGAACTGTTAGGACTTCCAACAAACGCGAATTGAATTGCGCTAAAATTGTCCCACAGCTCATTCTTAAAAATTTTATTCGTCCCGTTGTTATCACTTATTAATAGATAGGAATAAGGATACCATAATATTTTAGTATTTTTAATAACTTCGGGATAAAAACGAAGTTGAGCATTAATAATATCCGTTTTAACGAATTGACTAGTATCATTATCGCTCATTTTACTAAAACCAAATACACCATATTTTAACATAGTATAGCTACCTTCACCAACAATAGTAAAATTTTCTTTAACTATTCTTAACTCATTATTTACAAAAGCGAGCCCAGGAATAAAGTTAGTTATAACAATAGAAACGCATTTACCGACTAATTTTTCATCTTTACGAATCGCGTCTAAAATGGTGCTTATATTGCTTATTGATAAATCTTGATCACTCGTATTTTTTAGTTTTGTAATTCCTATACCTGTGATTCTAGAATATGGTAGTATATAATAGTTAACTTGGCTAGGTGCTCCCAAAGTTCCTGACGTATAAGTATCACTACCATCCATTTTGCATGTCATTCCAACTATTGCAAAACTTACGTAACTCATAGGGTTTAGGCTCATCACATTTTCAGCTATAAGGTCCGTACCGATTTCAATGTTCTCACACTGCGTGTTGATACAAGGTTTGCGTTTATCGTCTGAACTTTCCTTATAGTATTGTGGTCTATGTTCATATGCTATGTACGACTCCATAAAGTTATTTTCAATCTCAAACCGCCATGTCTGTATAACATCCGTTTCAAAACTGATACTAGTAGCGTTATCATTCAGATAACCTAAGCTTGTAATAAAGCAATAAATCCATTTTGATGTGTTACCTGTGTCCCCATTTCTATAGATCATATAATTGTATAAACGTAAATCATCATATAAACCTGGTACAACCACAGCACCATCTCTTCTTTGATATGTGTAATTTTCAAAAACAACATGCTCATAATTATCCATGAAAAAGTTAAATTGCTCTTCTGTTGTATTGAATGCACCCCAAAATGTATTATTCATTGCGTCAATTTCCAAACCCTTTAACAAATAAATTTTACTTCGCGGCGTAAATTGACTGTTTACGACTCCTATACTCATCTTAATCATCTCCTTTATAAATTTATATTATTAAAAAATAGTTGAAAGTTCAACTATTTATTTATCTTTGATATAATCATAAATTTCACGGGCTTTCGTGCCACGTGTTGGTTGGTTAGGGTCGGCTGGTCTTTCATAATTCGCTAAAAATTCAATCGCTAATGTATAAGGGTCGGCGGTTGATTTTGAAAAGCTTTCGAAACTTTCGGGATAGGCTGATGTTGCTATCCATTGCGCTCCGTTTTCCATCTCCCATTGAATTCTTTCGCACTCGCCTACACCGAATTTTGATACATCAGGATAATATCCTTTTTCTTTTAGCCAGTCAATAATTTTTGACCAAGGAGTCCACTGAACAAGTCCATAACCTGTAGACTCTACAGGTTGTGCAAAAGGTATATCACTTTCCCAGCGGTTCGGGTTAACAGTCGATTCAAAATAAGCATTTCCTAGCATACCAGCAACCGCGTTTGCAGTCCAACCTTTCGCTTTAAAGAATTGCCAAAACGAAACCCAATTTTGTTTAGACTCATCTTCTGTAAGTGGTCTAGTGTTATTAATATCACCTGGTATTATCCACTTTGCTGTTGGTGTTGGCGGTTCGGGTTTAATTTCTTCTTTTGTTTTATAAAACCCCAAATCAATTCCTAAACCATCTAAAATAAAATAATGTTTAATATATTTGTAATTTGGTTCGGGTGGTTTTGGTGGTGTTGGTGGCTCTCCGCCTTCGAAAGTTTTCCAATCCTGTCCATACCCGTTATCTATATTTGTATCATTTACATAAAATACTTGTGTTGGTAATACTGAGCCACTTAACGCATAACATTGATTTCCATAATTACATGTTACACCATAATAAACTAAACCAGCATTTTGCGTAAATGTTTGATCTATATGAACATGGTCACCAGTTGCATAGCCTGCCGTTCCTGTGTGATAAATTAAATCTCCTTGCGCATATCTTGTTGCGGTTGGTGGGTTCGGATCATGTGTAAAACTTACAGTGACATAACTTAATCCGTTTGGAGTCCATACGGGATTATCCGAACTATAGGCGCGTGTATTACCTACACTATCACTATATGATAGATGGCAAGAAAAAGGAGCGTAAACTGGTACGCGTACCTGTCCATTAATCGCATTATCAAAAGGATGACCACAGCAGTGTGATAAACTTTGTGGGCTTGACCATTGAGTAATATTCATAGTTTCCATTGGAAAAAGACAGACTTCACTACCATTATAAACTAGCTTTTGTCCTGGTTTCATAAGTTCAATTCCTCCTCTAATTCTACTAACTCTCTTAACTTATCTTTACATATATTGTATCGCTCATAATTCACATCTTTTAAGATGTGCATACATTGCATATAAAATTCAATATAGAAATAAACGCTTAATCCTTCCGGTAAACTATATGGAATATCTTCGGGGTTTTTCATTTTATATATACTTGATAATTCACATTTATTATTCATTATATTAACCTCTAATTTTAAAAAAGCTAGATTTTAAATCTAGCTATAATTTAATGCCGTATAAACTACCTTCTACATCATCAGCGGTGCAACGTGCAAGTATCTTATCCTGGCCCGTTTTTAGTAACGAAATTGAATATTTACGAGAATTGCCTTCGGTTGCAGTATCAGCAGAAATATAATTCGCTTCCATAAATCCCACGCCTTTATAATTTGACTCAACGGGTAAATCATCAAACAAAGTAATTGGATATATACAGTTTCCAAGTATTTTACTTTTACCATAATCAGTGTCAGTAAAATAAAGGTTTAAAAGCAATATATCATATTTATTTTTAATCTCATTAACATCCATAAAGTTACTATTAACAGGCGCTGATGTACCGTTTGTGTTATATGGTGTTAAATTTGAAATTAATTCAATTTTAATATCATTTTTCTCTAAAAGCTCATGTGTAACATTATTCGATTTTAAAGTATACATTTAAATACCTCCTTCAGTTGCTACTGGTGTAACACCTTTTTTAATGTTCATAATATCTCCTTTAATATTATTAATCTGTGTTAAATTATTTTGAATGCTTGATTGCATTGTATTACACAATTCTTTTAAACTATTAATTTCAGTATTAATTGATACCAATTGACTATTAATATTTGATATTTTAGTTGCCTGTTCTTTCTGTTCTTTGTCCAATTTCTCTAGAGTAGTATTATATTTATCTTGTAATTGATTGATTGCAATCTCAATGCGTTCATCAACTAAACTAGGTAATTGATCTTTAACATATTGCATAGTGTTTTCTAAATTTTCCGCAATATTTTCATTCCACTGAATAACAACATCATTTACAGCTTGCACAGTCCACTCAATATAACCCTGTAATTGATTAATACATTGGTAAATATTCATACCTGTATTGAATGCACTTACATATTGTTGAGCGAGATTCTTACCACTTAATTTTAACTCATCATATTTTGGTAAAATATTGTTTAATTTATTTTCATCAATTGCTCCCATATTACTTACCTCCATTATACCCAATTAATTCTTTTAACTTTTCAGGTAGAATATCAGGGTTGATTTTAGAAATGTTTTCCACAATACTAACCACTTCTGTGATAATTGCGTATGCGCAAATAACAGGTACTAGATCCACACCAAACGGAAGAGTTAAATAACTTTCAGCATAATTGATAGCGATACCTAATGTGTAACAAAAGATAAAACCAACCTTTTTAAACAGTCCATCTCTCAGTTTACTAGATTTAATTTGTTCATCATCTCTAATTGCTCCAATAATTCCAGTTACTAAATCTAAACCATTAAAAACTAAAGCTACTAAAATAATTTTCATTTTAATCACCTCTTTCAATTTCTATAATACTAATAAATAGTTGAACAATCAACTATTTTTATATAAAAGAAAAAAGAGTTAAATTAATAACTCTTTTTTCTAAGTTGCAATTTACCTAAATAGAAAGGAGGGTTTCCATGTCCTACTCATAACATGATTACACGTTATATACAACCTTAATATCGCATGTAACATTAGAATTTGTATCTTTAATTGTTACACTTGCTAAGCCTTCCTCTGTAATACCAGTTAAACCCTTAATCACAACATGTCTTAAATCCTCTGTTAAACTTGCACTTACATTAGTATTAGCACTCGATGTAGCAGTTAAACTAATAGGAGCATTTAAACCATTAGTTTGTACTGTAAATGGCACTGTAACAGATTTATCTTTTTTAACATAAACAACTTGAGGGTTGGCGTAAATAGCTGTAACTTTTTCATCAACGTCACCTGAAACAAATGCAATTGCGTTTGCAAAGCGACTTGTTGCAATTCCTTCCCAGTGATGTAAGAAATAATTCCAGTATAAGCCTTTAGCGTTATAAGCAACACCAACAGAGTATTTTTGATCGAATACTCTATAAATTTCACTGTCAACAACTAACGCCTCAATTGTTCCTTGTGTTGTACTTGGTAATGTTGGTAAAACTAACACGTGCGCTTTAAATTCAGCAAACTCTAACTGGAATGTTTGCGCTAACCAATCAATGTTTAAATAACTATTTGATTTTCCGTTTAAAATAACGTAAATATCCTCATAGTCATTTTGTTTAGTGACAGCCATAGCGTTATATTCATTTGTTGGCTCTGTTAGATAAGATACATATTCTGTAATTTTACGGGCTAACTCTTTAGCTGATTCTGTATCTGTTACCGCACTTGTTTTAACGATTTTCATTAATCCATTTTCATAATGTGTAACTAAAGCAGATTTCATATAATTATAATCATCTTTGTTATCACCATTCCACATAGAGTCAACAATTCTAGCAATCAAACTATTTACTCCATCCCAACCAACAAAATACTTACGCATATCATCATCTGTAATTGTTGCTGGATAATATGACTTACGGTTAACAACATAAAATGCTGTTTTAATATCAGGCAACTCACGTTTAAATAATGTGGTTTCCGCGTCGGCTTGATCGTATTCATGTTCTTTCGCACACTCAATAAAATACTCCTCCATAGTATAGCCTAATGGCATGTTAGCCATTTTAAATGGAGCCAACTTATTTGTTAGGATATTTCGGTGTGCGATCACTCGACCAATTCGAGTTGCTAAATTCATGAACTCAACACCTAAAGTATCAGGATATTCTAATAATCCATTCATAAATTCTAATGATGAAACTTCATTAGGATCTCCAATTGTTGATTGAAAATTTGGAGAAGCTACTCTATACATTGCACTCGCGACTTCCTGACCTGTTGGTTGTGTTTCTAGTCCTAAATCTTCTTGAATCGCTTTTGCAACGTCTTTTCCTGTTGTTCTTGGCATATATAATCACCTCTTTCGTTTTAAATGCCTAATTTTCTTAAATCCATTGGATGTTTCGGTTTCGGTTTTTCATCTCCTGAACTTTCAACTCCAATTTGCATGAATAATTTACTGTTAGCCTCTGTCAAAGAATTATTCTTTTCAACTAATTTTGTGTTTTCAGCTTTTAAATCGTCTAATTCCTTAAAGTTTTTTTCAACTTCTACTCGCATATCGTTTAACATAGTCGAGCGTTCCGCCTGATCTTCAATTGTTAACACTTCCGTAAATTTGTTTCTCAATTCATCACGTTCCATTTTTACACATCCCTTCTATTTATTAATATATTCTATCAATTTTATAAAGTCAATAGAAAAATAAAACCCTCTTTTAAGAGGGTTTCATTAATATAGATTGTAAAGTTTAAAGTGTTACCAGCTAGATTACTATTCCTAACTATGTTGTTAGCACGTTTCATCGCGAGTAGACCTAACATACATGTCTGATTTCCATTCTTTATTCCTTACAATAGTATATTAACATACTATTTAATTTTTTCCAAATCTTCTTTAATTTTATTTTTTACATATTTACTAAATTTTTTAGATTTCAATAGCCATTCAATATAACCAATAACTTCAACCTCATCTTTATTTACGCAAACACAATATTTATTAACATGATCTCGATACCATTTATTTCTATGTTCTTTCGATTTTTCACTCATCATTATTATCACCTTCTTTACACCATGACAATGGTTTACCTAATATATATGTGTGTACAAATTCACTTGATTCATGATTGACAATGCTCCAACCGTCTTTTAAATATTCATTTAACGCGTCAATATCTTTTCTATATGCGCTATAATCATAGTCTTTTATACTTCTCACAATAAAAACTTTATTCTTCAATGGAGGACTTCCAAACATAATTTCATTAAATTCTTTTAATCTTTTATCACACTCTTCAAAAATTCCACCATTTTCATAAGTTAACATTTGATATTGTAGTTTATCAACATCTTTCCTTAAGGTTTTATTTTCATTTCGTAAATGAGTATAACTATAATCCATAATCAAACCAACGAAAACAACAACAATTATATTTAACAATAAATTCATAAATATCACTCCTTTATAATCCAAACAAATATCAATATCATTCCTATTACATATACTGTAAATAGAAATGTTACGCTTAAACAACATAATACCATAATTAAATATTTTATTATAGTACTTAAAACACTTATCACCTTATCAACCTCATTACCTACTTTTAATACTGAATTGTCTATCAACTAACACAATGCCACCAGGTACGTGCGTCTTTTTTAAACAATCATTTATAACATTGCCAACTCTAAAGTTATCATATGTTACATTCTGTTTAGCTTTTTCCGTCATTCCCGCACATTTTACGTTTAGATAATAACATATACCACCACGAATATAATATAAGTTATCCTTACAATCATTTTCATTTATATATTCTTGTTGGTGCTCTACATACTCTTTGTAAGTTATTTCAATTTCTTCAACGTAACTTTTAGCGCCAATAAAATAAGACCTGTTAAAAATAGATTCTAAACCCCAAAATCCTAACTCTTTATCATCAATAATATCTTTAATTGCGTCAGGAACTTGTGTGCCTACTAAATGCATAGAATCCGTATCAATATATGCGACTCTGTAAATACCTACTTTCTGTGCGGTACTAATTGTATATTTACGTGCATAGGCTGTCACAAATTCACCATACGGGAGATAAATAGGATCGCGAAATTGTTCGTCAATAACCTCTTTCACTTCTCCATCTTCAAACGTTGTATACATAGGATCGTGTAACCTTAACACTCCATCATCTTTATCAATAAAAGGAATTTTAGGCGTGACATTCGGATTCGTTGCAAATTTTCCATACACCGAATTTAATTGTCTTTTTGCAATAAACCTTTGCGCACCTTTTGAATTTTTCTTGACTTCCATTTGTTCATCAATAAACTGCCTGGCGATACCAACACAACCTTTGAATTTATACCCGTTTATAAATTCAACGTCGTAAACGTCGTATTGTTCATTAAACAACTCCCAATCCACACTCGTCACAGTCATTCGTACAATATCACCATTTGAGCTTTCAACATATTTTTTACTTCCGAAAAATCGAGAAAACTTATCTAATGATATACATGGTATATGATCCTTTTTTATATCAAAAGCAAAACTAATAACACAAACCCATAGAGGATATTCATCATCCTGTTGATATTCATTATCAAAATAAACGGGAGTTCCATAAGGTAATAATTCATAATACATACGAGATGGAAAAAGAGAGTTGACATCAAAAACTATACCTTGCCCTATTTCTTTTTCTTTAAGATCAGGGTTCGCCCACACGAACCCACCACTATACGATGGACGTAAATCCCTATCAACATTCATTTCTAGTGTTGGGAAAATCTTTTCGAATGCCATTGGTAAAGTTTTCTTAAACGCGTCAAAACTACAGCTAGTAGCTGTCATTTTGTTAAATCCTAGTTTAAAACATTCGTTTAATGCCATACCTTCAATATCAATATCGTTAAACAAATAATCTATTTCATTCGGTGTTAACTCATGTCCTTTTTCTCTTTTCGTTGTATAGTCTAACTTTAATTTCCGAATTGGTAAATTAAAGTCATGCGCGATCTTTTTAATACTGAAAGGAATAAGCTTAAACGAATCCCATATAGTTGTTTTTGTTGAGCGATAAATAGAATACTTCCACCAAATTTCTATGGAATACCACAATCCTGTATTTGATATGATCGTCTTAAAACAATTCGTTTTAGGCTTTTCAGAATATTCAAAACCATTATTTAAGAGCCAGCTAACTATAAATTCACCATCAAAAGCAAGGTTATGAAAATATAATTTTCGTGTTTTTTCTTTACACCAATCTATAAACGTATCAATTGTATTACCATATTCCTTTATATTTGAATCTTCAACAAAACTTGCCCCCCAAGCCCAAACGCGACAATCTAAAGGATCTGTAGTTGTCTCAAAATCGCATGCCCAAACTTCTTTCTGACTTTTATTTTTCGACATACTACAACCCCCTTTATGCTACTTATATTTAACCATACCATCTTTAATATAGGCACGTCCTGTAAATACAGCTAGGCTATCTCTTACGTCACTTAAATCTTCTCTTATAGCTTTACTTAATTGTTCATTAACAAATTTTTGATTTTCTGTGTATTCACGACTTAAATCCAAATATTTAAAAGTATTTATCGCTTTTCGCTCTTGATACAACCATTTCAATAATTCTTTATCAGACAATGACCTCATATCTTTTAAAATTTGTTGTCCTTCTTCCTCTGTTATATTGTGTCCTCGTATTTGCTTTTCTATAGCTGTTTTATAATTCTCTCTAAATGTGGTGATTTTTTTGTTTTTCGTCTTAGTATTTTCCTCTAAACTTTCAATCCGATTAACTAATTGTTTAGGATAACGATATGTTTGAATATTTACATGATGGACAGGTTCGAAAAAACCACCTCTATCATCTTTTAATACTGATAAAGCCTGTCTAACAGAAACACCCGTTAAAATACCGCCTTTTGTTTCCTTGAGTTTATTTAAACCTACAGTACGTATTAATTTCTTCTTCTGTTTATTCTGTTTATCTATTAATTTATTCGCTTTTTCAATATCGTTACGATTAAAAACAACACCATATTGATTTTTAAGATAACGATTTTCTTTGTTGAATTTTTCAATTGATTTTAAATATTTATTGAACTCTTTACGATCATTAAAATCTTTTATCGAACGAATGTCATTAAAAACAACGTCCCGTCCTAAATTTTGCGCTCTTGTAGCAGTTCGTTTAGCACTTGCTATTGCATTTCGCAATCGCTTAACGTCTTTCGTTGACTTTCTCATTTTAGCCAATTTAAACACCTCTTTTAAGCCAATTTAAACACCTCTTTTAAGCCAATTTAAACACCTCTTTTAAGCCAAAAAATAAAAGGATGTTTGGCTAACACCCTTATTTAATAGGCTATTTAACAGCCATTGACAAATATTTATTACTGCTTGAGTTAGACTTTTTCTGAATGATAGTGACACATACAGGATCTTTCGTCCAGTCATAATTGAACATTTGCTTTAATTGCTTTAAGCTTTGTAAGAATGGTTTTGAATTTGTGGCGTATGCCTTACCATCCTTATCAATTACAGTAATTAGTTTCGAACAAATAATTTCACCTGTTTGTTTGTTCTCTTTTTCAACATCCTGTACAATATAACCTGCTAACCATAAATCTTTACCTACTTGATCTGATAAGCCTTCCGCATTATTTACAGCATTGAATAAATTAACACGTTGTTCGTGAGTCATGTCCTCAGTTACAACTAAACCATTGTTTTCCATTACTAATACTTCATTTTTTACGTTTTCCATTTTAATATCTCCTTTAATTTAACATTGCTTTTTCGATTCATTTATTTTTAGTTGTTTAATCTTGTTTAAGCATAACACCATATTTACAACCTATACGCTTTTAGTGAAGTCATAACACTCTAATATTTTACATTTCGCACCTCCATTAATTCATCTATTTGCATATTTATTAATACAAACCACATAACTAACATTACAATTAACATTATGATGAAAATTATGTATCTGTTTGACACTTTATAATATTTGAATTTTCCTCTGCAATGTTGATATATTTGGTATACAGATAATACCATCCAAATTATAAAACTTGCAACAATTAAATTACTGTACATAACTATATCCTCGTCTTTCATTTTCTTGAATCATATCATTAAGAGATACAACGCCTTGAACAACTTTTCGTCCAGTTCCAGCAACCTGCACACATAATCCTTCAGCATCAGGGCGCGGTTCTCGGCCAGA